GCTGCACGTCTACGGTAGTGGAAGTTATCTTCCTTCTCATCCGAGTCTAATCTAATAAAGCCGCCTTTTCTATAGCGCAGCAATGCTTGTGACGTTGTGTCCACAAAGTCGTCGTGCTCCCCAACGGGAAAGGACGCGACCTCTTCAATTACTTCACGGGCCCACCGCGTGTCCGGCGCCCAGACTGTACCGCTCGCAAAGAGATCAGACACAGCGTTAAGCCTGACCATCTTATCATTCCCTCGTGATGGGCTGAACTCTTCGACGGGGATTCCCATGTTTCTGAGCTCTTGTATGAGTGGAGCTCCAGCAGCTTTTTTCTCCACAATGAACGCATCAGGGTTCCATTCTTTCCAATGTTTAAGCGCCACTTCTTTCAGCTCTGGAAACGCCATGCGATCCTTGAACGCATCGAGTAAGATGACCTGCGGCTTGCTGCCTTCCTCTTCATTGTAGAAAACTCCCCACGTTGTGCACGCAGAGAAGTCAGAGTTGTTCTTGGTCTCAAACGCCGTATCCCATGACTGAATCACATACTCACAAATAGGGGGGTCGTCCGCTGTCCATATGCGCCAATGCTTCCTTGAGATGATCGCTGAGTTATCACTCGTTGGCTGCTGCATGTACTGCGCGTTCCAATACTTCGGATCCAACGACGCTTTGGTTTTCTCTAAGATTTCTAGTGGCCATTGTTCTGGCCATAGAGATTTACCCGAAGGCAATATGGCGGGTAGCTCCACAATCTCCCATGGTATTGCTTCAGGATTCTTCGTCTGGTAGTCGATCAGCTTCCCCGTCAAATCCAACAATGACCAACGCGTCATGATCACAATGATGGCACCACCCGGCATCAAACGTTGCAAGGGGCCTGTTTGGAACCATGACCATGCGGTATCAAACGCCAAGCGACTGTTGGTCTTTACATCTTGCTCGCTATGAGGATCATCAATAACAAACAGATCAGCCCCCCGGCCAGCAAGAGCCCCGCCGACCCCGGCTGCGTAATACTGACCTCCCGCCGAAGTGCTCCACTTACCAGCCGCCTTCTGATCCTCCGCAATCTGTGTGTTAGGGAAAATTTCATTGTATTCCTCTGATTCAATTAAGTTACGTACACGTCGTCCAAAGTCTTCTGATAGACCCGCAGTGTGCGTGCCCATGATGATTTTCTTTTCAGGGAATTTGCCTAAGAAGTAGGCTGGAAACAAATACGAAGAGAACTCAGATTTACCATGGCGCGGGGCAATGTTGATAATCACTCTGCTTTTTTTACCCGCAATCACGTCCTCAAATATCTTGGCCAAACGTCTATGGTGGGGGCCAATCTTGAATCCGGGGTATACGCTGGTGGCAAACCCAAGAATATTATTACTTGCTGCCGTTAGTCTGGCGCGCTTCTCACGTTCTTCCAAGTCCGCAAATAGTTCTATCTTCTCCGCCTTTGTCATGTGGGGGAGACTTTGTTGGATGAGCTTGGCCTCAAGCGGCGTCAGGCTCGTGATGTTCGATAGATCCATTTAGCTCCACGTCAAGAATATCTTCTTTGTTGGTTAGAACATCCACCACGTCCATGAATTTATTGAGCTTGTCTTTGATGCGCTGATCCAGCTCATCATCGCTCATCTCCGCTTTTTTCACTTCAATCTTCTCAGTGAATAAACCTACCTCTGTAACTTTACCCAGTAGTCCCAACGCTTTAAGCCTAATGTTCGCATTGGGATTCTTGGTCTCTTCAACAATCTTGGCTACTGTATATCCTCTCAGTTCTTTGGCCATGCCAATGAACTCCCAGTCATAGGCGCTCAGCATACCCGTTAAATGCCTTACTGCTTCTGGAGACTTTAGTTCTGCGAGGGATGCCTTCTGTTCTACAGTATCTGTTGTAGTAGTGAGTGCGCCAAAAGCTTTACGGGCTGCGGTTGTCTCATGTTCCTTGACCAGATCATCATCTGATTGGATACCCAATTCTTCTAACCACTCTGTTGTGGCATATTGCGCAGACAGGGTTTCACCGGGCGTTGCAGCGTCCAGTTTTTTAAAACTATCCCGGGTGGTGATCTCCGGTTCAAATTGCACCAAATGTTCAAACATGCGTGGCCCTTGCAACCTCGATGGCTGTAATGTACACTATATCTCAGTAGCTGCGCAAGCAGTTGCTGTTTACTTCTCTTGGTTTTTGCGAAGAAACCTTTGCCCCGCACATGCGGGGCTTTTTTTTGGCCGTAGCTTTAGTATATACCACGTCAAGCGTTTGACAAAAGGTTTTTTAAAATTTTTATAAATTATAGGGGGGTGTGTCAAAGTCGCGTTGCTGGCTCATTTTCTGAGCTAGAGTACTTAGGTATTACAGGAATATTGGGAATCGGTGTGGAACAGTGTTCATGGTGACCATGGCCACGTCATCATAAATCGGTGCATAGGGGGTAGGTGGGGTCAAGCCGATGCGAAATACGCAATGCGAATACGCTGTCAAGGGGATAGCACAGCAAGTTGTGGTATACTAGATGCATCGATTGGGGAGTTCCAGTCGATCGGTTGCCTCGCCCGTTGCGAGGCTTTTTAATTGGAGATTCAAATGCCTAAATTCAACTTCACACCCATTCAACAGATCTTTGCTGATGCTGATGACTCGGCCGTTTCTTTCGCTGATAGGTTGCTCGAACAAGGCATCGCTACCAAGAGCGATGCCAAGCCACACGCAATGGAGTACGCATCGATTAGGTACGAGGCAAAGATCACAAAGGGGCGTCAGGGCAACGTGTTGCCAAGAAACTCAGCGGCTGAGCGCGCGATGTATCGAGTGCTTAACTTGTGTTTCCCGAGTGCTGACAAACCTGTCAGCACTCAGCGCGCTGTTACCAAAAAGAAAGTTGACGCTGTTGCACAACTCGTTACCAAATACAGCAAGCTCACCAAAGCCGAGCAACGCCGTTTCCTATCGTCAATCTGATGTCGATAGTTTTTCTTAATCAGCGTGTGAGTTTGACTCGCACGCTGTTGCATTCCTTGTCAAACTAAACCATTGGAGATTTTTATGTCAGCACATCGCGTTCTCAGCGAGGTATTCCTCGCGCTTGTTCTTACCCACGGCATTGCGTTCTTTGCCAGTATCTTGTGGAATACCAATGGGCTCTTGCTCATTGCGTTGCCCATCATCTTTGCCTTTTGTTTTGGCCTTCAAATCGCCCGTATCTTTCACAACTTCACAGGAGAATAAACATGAAACACTCACGCCCTAAAAACCTCGATGCCAAGTGGGCACAACTCAAGCGCGACCTCGCCTACAACAACGAGTTGTACAAAAAGCCCGATGACTCATACCGCAAGCACAAGGCTCAACTCCAAGCGGAGTACAAAGCAAGCCTAGACGAGTGGGACTCGATCAAGAAAGGTTGCACTCAACTTCGCCTCTTCAAATGACTGCTGACAATCTGTCAGCACTCACTTCTCCACAACGTGTTGTGGAGAAGTGCCATTTTAGGGGTCAAAAAAATCGTACCCAGCAGTATTCCCCCTGTGTATGGCATGTGGACAGCCCGCAACCCGCATGGTTATTAGCGTTAACCCAAAAAAGTCCCGTTACCTATATATAAATAAAATAAAAAAAGATTTATATATATGAGTAAGTGGGTAAGTGGGTATCAATATTTATAAATGTGTGTATACTCGCAAATACGTGGACAATCTGGACAACCCCTGTCAAACGTTGAGGATTCATGCGGTTTTTACCATACCCAGACTTTTGTCTGGCGGTAATAATACTGGACAATTTACCCACCCAAGTGGGTATGCGAAGGCAAAAATGGATGGAAAACAGTGTAAAAAGTGCAGGCAAATAAAATTTCTACCCGAGTTTGATCGCCGTCTAACACGAGCGCAAGCCCTAGCGCGAGGGTACAAAGCGGACTTTCCTGTGGCCATCGAGTCATCGTTGTGCAAAGAATGTCAGCCCAAGAAGCGCCCGTTGACCGCGCTATCAACCAGAGAACTACAAAACAAAGTGAACACTGGCGAGATCAGCACGCTCGAAAAGCAGTGGATCTTAGATGAGCGCAAGAAAAAAAGTGGTATGGTGATGGCGATGGCCTCACGCAACCGATGGCTCAAGCAATGGGATGCAACGCTTAACGCATTGCTCCAACCCATGAAAGAAGAGATCGAATCAGTCGAGCGACAGTGTCGCTATGCAAGGGTTAGCAAGAAGCCCCATCAAGTAGAGTTCTTTGAATGGTATGCCCAAACCCTACGCCAACAGAAAGCCAAGATCGAACTGGCCTACGAAAGAAACCCACGCCATGTTGCTAGCGCAGGGTGGGAGGACATGATAGAGGGAACGGTCATGCCTGCTACGCGTGACGCATGGGGTGAGATCCCCTTAGATGAACGCACTCGGCTCAAGCAACCCGCACTTGTGGTGTATCGAGCCGACTGAAAGATTTGAGTGCTGACAAGTTGTCAGCACTCATTTAGCCCCCTTGACTCATGTCAAGGGTTTTTGTAAGTAAGTAGATAGGAGAATGATAATGAAACTAACCAAGACTGAGATTATTTATCGCGTAGTTATTCTGATTGCGCTGATAGTAATCGCCCTCGACATGCTCGTGTGGCGTCCCAACTGAAAGGAGGATGGTATGAATATAGTTTGGAAGAACTATGAGAGAGGAACAATTTGCGTAATCAGATTGTTCAATGGTAAACCCGAGGCGCTACGCCTCTTTGATCAGCAACACTATCAAGAGTGGACTGGTTGCTTTTCAATTCTTTAACTTAACTTTAGGAGATTAACATGAACGACACAATCAATTTAGATTTCATCAACGCACTCACCAAAGTGCTCAGCAACTACATCGACCAACAAGTCGATAAGAAAGTGGGCGAGGTATTAGCATCGCACTCAGCCATGCGCGAGATCGACGAGAGCTTTGAGAAACGTATTATTGAACTCACAAGAGAGACTATACGGGAGGAGATCGATCAGCATTGCGCGGACGAGAATCACAAAGACAACGATGACATCGAGAGCGTGATCAGTGACCATGACTTCGGTAGTGATATATACGATGCGGTCAACGATGCGATCAATGACCACGACTTTGATGATGCGATCGGGTCAGCGCTTGCCGACTACGACTTCAGCGAGCATATCAGAGAAGCACTCAGCGCAATCCAATTCAAAGTGTCAGTAGAGTAAGCAACCCGAGTGCTGACATGGTGTCAGCACTCATCAACCAAGGAGATAACTATG